AATTACAGGTGAACCAAGACGAATGAAACCAACAATCTTATCTGTTGTGGTTTCTTTGACTGCCAATTTAACATTACGACCAACAGGTGCAATGTTCACGTGTGAGGATGTAATATCCAATAGATTGTTCCAGGTTTCACCATCAATTTCACACACCTCAAAGTTCATGTCTTTGGGGTTCATATTGAAATCTTGGAACAAATCATCTTCCAAAGGGAATAATGGATTGTTTGGTAGGTCTGCCAGAGAATTCAACTTCTGGTCACGCATGTATTCATCAATACGATCAAAGTTACCAAAATAATCTTCAAACGCCTTGGCACAATGCACCGCTTGTTCATGTGTCAATTTCATATCTTAAATCCATCAAAATTCTTTTTCTTTGGTTGTTCTCTGTCACCAAATGTATTCAGTGGTTTATCCTGTCCTGCATCAGTTAAACCTTCTTGTGCTGATTGTTCAATGTCATATAATCTCATCTTGGATCTATCAATACCCAAGGTGAATCGTTTATAATAGTTTGGATCATTGTAACGATTCTTCAACTGTTTGACCATAATCTGGCCCATCGCTTCCAATTCTTCGGAAGAAATGAGAGCAAACATCAAGTCTGCGGTTGCTGGCAAACCAAAAGACTCACTTGTGTCTTCCAACCCGGGATCAGATGAACTGAATCCACTCCTTGTAGTTTGCGTAGCACTGACGATTGGGACTCCAAACTCAACGGCAAGACCTCGCAATTCTTCTGCAATTGCTTTGACGTATGTATAACTATTGACGTTTGCTCCGGCTTTGAGTCTTGAACTACAACAAATATTAAGGTAATCAATAAAAATAATATCCGGCGCAAAAGACTTTTTGAGATTAAGTTCATTGAGTAATGCCTTGAAGTGTGTTGATGAAGCCGAGGCGGTTGGATATTCTTTGATAATCAATTTACCGACAGTCTTCTCACGGAGTTTAGTGACACGTTTATCAAACATTTCTTTGGACATTGAAGTTAAATCTTCCAAGGTCACATTCAACAAATTGGCATCAATACGTTCCGCTATTCTTTCTTCCGCCATTTCCATACTGATATACAATACATTCTTGCCTTGGACAAGAGCACCAGCAGCAACATGACACATAAAAAGAGACTTGCCGACACCTGTACCAGCCAAGGCGATATTGAGTGTCTTAGCTGGAAGTCCGCCTTTGGTGATTTTATTAAAGAAATCAAGGTCGAATGGCAGTCGCTCTTCGTGTCTGTGGTAGAATTCGTATCGTTCATCTGAGTTTTCCAAATAGTCGTGACCAACAGAATTATCGAAACTTACAGCCAAGGCATTCGATAGTAAAGAGGGAATCGCACCTTTCTCGGCTGTTTTGTCCTTCCCGTCAAGTATAGAAATTGCCCCCAATACAGCATTGTATATGGCCTTTTCTTGGCAGAATCCTTCGGTCTTGTCAATAAGCCATTGAAGTTCTGGTCTTTCAAATGGAGTTGATGCAATCTCTTGTAAACTCGTTCTGCACTGTTCCACTTCACCATCTTTAAGATTTCTCCGTTCTTGGATGGCCAATGTAACCGCTTCAATCGTTGGCGTACTATTGTAAGTCTGTACAAAGTCGTGTATTGTTTTGAACAACGTGCGGTCGGTATTCTCAGTGAAATATTCGGATTTAAGAAACGGGAGAACTTTCCTGGTATATTCATCATTGTAAATTAGGTTCTTTAGTATCGTCTGTTCCAGTCTCATCAATCATATCCTGTTCAAGGTTTCCTGACATTAGTTCCACCAAAAGTGGTCCAATGTAGTCTTTAAAATCACTATCACTTTCCAATTTCTTGGGTTTCATAACTGGTGATTCTAACACATAATAAGCAAAAAGTAAATAGACATTACCATGGCGTTCTTCGAACTTCACCTTACCATATTTGAATACCGTATCCTTATATGGTCCCTGCAATAATTTAATATGTACCGCAGTACCGTCATCTTTGGGATAAATGAAACAGTAATCAGTTCCTTCAATCAGCTCCATTTGTAGTCTCCACTTCAAACGTTTCTTCGATATCACTTGCTAGAATTTCTCCAGCAGCAACACGATAACGATTCTCAACATATTGTTGGAAAGATTTTTGTTTCAATATTGGTAACCAGAAAGCAGAAGAATTGGTTTCCTTTTCACGGTATTTCTTTTCTTCCACAACACCATCTTCATCTACTTTTGAATACCAACCATTGCTAGGCTTGATAACATGTTTGGATTCAAGTGCAATATCCAGTAAACCAGACCACTTGTTGATACCACCGTCAAACATAACGTTGACAGGAATTTTAGATTTTTCTTTAACATAACGGGATTTTTCTACGTTGATAATGAAATTGTAACCTGTAATTTCAGTACCTTCTTTTTCTTGTTGACGGCCGAGAATGAAAATATTATCGGCAGAATAATATGAACCTGTACCACCACCCACGATATCTTTAGGGAACATACCGATTTCTTTGTATGTGTGATTGACAACAATCATTGGTACATCTTTCATGGTCAAATGTGGTGTTACCATACGGAACAAACTCTTAACTTGTTTAGCACGTGACATATCAGCCACAGATTTTTCTGCCAATGCATCTTCAACTTCTTTCTTTGATGCCAAGTTGCCAATAGAATCAATAACAATAATGAGGTGGTCACCACGTTCAAGGTTTGTTAATTGGTTCATCACATCAAATTTCAACTGTTCAATATCAGTCAGAGGTGTGTGAAGAACACGATTAGTATCAATACCGAAACTATCAAAATAGGACTGAGGAGTACCAAACTCAGAATCATAAAACAGAAGAGCAGCGTCATCGTATTTGTCCAAGTAAGATTTGGCCATCAACAACGAGAAGGCCGTTTTGAAGTGTTTGGATGGACCCGCCCACATTGTTAGGCCAGGTGTTAGACCACCATCTAGTTTACCAGACAATGCAATGTTGATTGCTGGTACTGCGGTTGGAATCATGTCCTTCTGTGTGAAGAACTTTGATTTAGATAGAATAGCAGATTCTTTGATGCTACTATTCTTTTTGATTTTGTCAAGAATGCTCATTTTTTATCCTTTTCACGAAATGTATATGGATCACTGTAATCATACTTAGTGATTGGTGGAATAGATTCTCCACTAACTTCATCAATCACAATTAAATTATCTTTTGGAATTTCTACCGTTTCTTCTGGTATAATTTCCATTTTAATTTCTCTAACTTCTTCTTCTTTATCAGTTTTGTTTTTGTTAAAGAAGTCCTGCATTGCTGCGACCATTTCCTCTTTCTTACCTTCAGGCCATGGTTTAAAATCTTCAGGATTACCTGCATAGATTTCTGGTTTAGGTGCTGGCATTGGTTTCAAATTCTCAAAGTGTTTGAATGGTTGTTTCATATACGCATACTTATCAACTTCTTCATGGTTCTTATTTAACTCTTTGGCTGCTTCAACCATTAACGCAAACATTTCAGCCGAACTGATACTGACATTTCCTGTTTGTTCATCGGTTGTAACAATTTCTGGTATCACATTGGCAACTTCTTCCGCATAGAAACCAACTTCTTCTGGTGTAGGTTTCTCACCAACATCAGCAATCCACGGATCAGGTGCAACTGATTCATTTTTTTGTTTATGTTTATTCGCAAGTGAGATATTGCCTGCAATCAACAATAGAATTGCCAACGGATCAAATACAACAATGATTAGACCAATTACAAACCGAACCGCTTTCTCGACAGCTCCCACCCCAGCTTCGTCACCATACGCCAAGGCAGCAACGTATTTGATCGGCCCAAGATCCGCCTCTGCTTTTTTAAACTCCACAGATAAAGGCGCAAGTTCCTCTTGGTGGCTGGCAATGCTTTTTTGCGACTGTTCAATTTGCGATACCAATCGGCTACGGTCTTTTTGTTGAGACCTACGTAACGCTTGCGCTTGGAGTACACCTTTTTCGTCTGTTGTTCGACCAACCGTTTGGTCAACAATGCCATCAAGCTGTTTAAGTTCCTTGCGTGACTCCTCAATTGTTTCTCTCTCAACACGAATCTTCTCCTGTAATA